AAGCCTCTAATAACTCATCTGGTAATCTTTTAAAAGCAGCCTCGAATGGTTTTGTAAAAAACAAACTTGGTCTTATACCTCTTTTTTTAATCGCCTTTGCTATTGCAAACTTAATACCCTCACGCTTTGCGAATTTACCACCAGAGCCTCTTGGTGCAATTCCCTTTCTAACTACCCAACTATCTAATGACTTAGTGGGTGGCATCTTGTTAGTGTACTTGTAAGGCGTGTTGTATTTCTTTTGTGTTCCGCTTACCCCTTTGTCTTGAAACTTACCATAGTCAGCCATATTAAAGGCTAAGGACGTTTTTTGTGCGCTTTGTGATACTTGGTAACCCAAAGAGTTATAAAGTTCCTTAGATGCGTTCTTTTTGCCCTTAGATAAGTTGCTTCGTGATTGTTGTATAACGTACTTAGCAAACTTGTTGAGTTCATCTCTTAAAAACTTATCTGCTAACATATAGTAATATCGTTATGTATTATTACGTCCATTGTTGCAGCGTACCCAGCAAGTCTGTTATCAAACCTTTCATAAAATGGCTCAAGCGATGGATCGCCCTCAAGCTGAAATTTGTCGCTATATAAATCGCCTCGCCTAAGCACCATTACTAATTTATTAAGAACTGCTAATTGTGTGTTAAGTACATCTTGCTCGTTGTTGTTACCTCTGAAGATATCTGTGGTAGCATCCTTGCTTTCATCAACAATATCCATAGCCATAACAGTAATGTTAAAAGATATTACTTGCTCTTGTAGTGTAACAGAGTTTACTATAATATGCGCCAAAGGAAATATGCTTTGTTTGGATAAGTCAATGTCGAATATGTCGCCAGTTGTAACTGTGTTTACATTCACATCGCTCAAAAGCTGTGTTTCTATTGTTTCTGTTATTTGGTAAAACCCTCTTATTCCTTGTTGGCTCATTATCTGTTATTTGAATTTGTTTTTAATCTGTGCTGCTTCTATTTGGTTTTTCTCTTTTGTAAATTCTAAATATGTCAAGCACTGGTGTACATTTAGTTCAGTGATATTTTTAAATCTTGTAATATCGCCTTGAGCAATCCCATAGAGTGCGTTAAACCATCCCCACTTGGATGTGAAATTAGATGCTGTGCTAAAGCCTTCTCGTTCTTCGTGTCCAAAGAGTTCAGCATAACCATCGACAAGTCCTTGCCTAAACTGTAAAAAAAAACAATAGCACCTAATACTACATCTAAGGGAAAGTCCTTAGCGATCTCGCTTGTGTCTGGGTTGTATTCCTTTATTGTGTACCTTGTGCCTCGCTTGTGTTCTATTGGTCTGAATAGTACGTTTACCGCTCTGTGTAAATTGTCGTTGTCGCCTATGAAAGTGTCTAAGTCCATATACTCTCCAAAGGTCATATCGTCTAACTCTGGGATGAAGCCATAATCTACACCGCCTAAGCTAAACTTATTTATTAGCTGGTGGTTAGTGTCAAACATTGTGTTTATGATCTCACAAACCTCGGCAATGTCTGTGGCTTTCATATTGCGAACTACTATCTCTGGCACTTTGCAGAATATCTCTACAATCTTAAGTTGTATCGCTGTATCGTGTGTATCTTCTAACTTGCCATCTAACTTTGCAAACTCTTGGTATTGTCCAAGTGTTATCTCGTTAAGGGTTGTTGGTATTCTTAGATTAACTTTCATATTAATATATAAACAATTTTAAATTATTTTAGTGAACTATATACTTACCTCTATTTGGGTTTTGCAACTGATAGCCAACAGCGTATCTAATCGCATCTATTAAGTGGTTGTACTTGTCTATTGGTGTGTTTGATTTACGCTCTAACCATCGGTAGTTGTTTAACTCTTTGATGAGGTTTGTGCTGTCTGGACTTACAACTAAGTCATAATCTTGTAGTAGGCTAATTCCGTATGTTACACTCCCTTGACCTTTTATGCTTGGCTTTACGTTACACCCTTTGGCTTTTATTTCGCTTAGTAGTCTTGGCTCTGCACTATCCCCCACAATCAAACCGCTATTAGCGTGTTTAAGGTTTAGTTCTGCTATTTGTGATGTTGTAAGTCTTGGCAAGTAAAAGCATTCCTTTAAATAGATTGTTTTGGTGCTGGTGTTTATGTTTACCTCAACTAAAGTACT